TTTAATTGCTCACGTAGCAGATAAAGTAGCTCAAAGAATTGAAACTAACATCTGGACAGGTACTAACGCAACATCTGGTCAATTTGACGGATTTGTTACTACTTTAACTGCAGATGGTGACGTAAACGATGTAACAGGTACTGCTTCAACTGCAGCTAACATTATTACAGAGCTTGGAAAAATTGCTGATGCAATTCCATCTGCTGTATATGGTGCAGAAGATATGACTATCTACTTACCAGGAAATATGTATAGAAACTACATTAGAGCATTAGGTGGTTTCGCTGCTGATGGTGTTGGTGCTGCAGGTACTAACGCTCAAGGTACACAATGGTACAATATGGGTAGCGGTTTATCATTTGATGGTATCCAAGTAGTTCACGCTCCTGGATTATCTGACAATGACGCTGTAGCAGCTGAAAAATCAAACTTATTCTTCGGTACAGGATTACTTTCTGACCAAAACGAAGTAAAAGTAATTGATATGGCTGACCTTGATGGTTCTCAAAACGTAAGAGTCGTAATGAGATTTACTGCTGGTATTCAGCACGGAATTGGTGGTGATATCGTATTATACGCTACATCATAATAAAATAAATTGTTCAACTTAAAAAAGGTAGGTGGGCATTATACTACCTGCCTTTTTTTATAAAATATAAAAATTATGGCTTGTGATTTAACATTAGGTAGAAAAGAACCTTGTAAAGATGTAGTTGGTGGAATAAAAGCAGTTTACTTCACTGATTTCGGAGACTTTGGTACTGTAACATTAACAGATGATGAAATTACTGATATGTCAGGTACTTTTACAGCATTTAAATATGAAGTAAAAGGAAACTCATCATTAGAACAAACAGTAAATGCTTCAAGAGAAAACGGAACTGTATTCTATGAGCAAACACTAAACTTAACTCTTAAGAAGTTATCTAAAGAAGATAATAAAGAATTAAAGTTATTAGCTTATGGAAGACCTCACGTTGCTGTTGAAGATTATAACGGTAACGTTATGGTTGTAGGACTTGAACACGGTGCAGATGTATCAGGAGGTACAATTGTAACTGGTGCTGCAATGGGAGACTTAAGTGGATATACATTAACATTAACTGGTATGGAAACAAAACCAGCTAACTTTGTAGATTCACCTACATCAGCTGACCCATACGCAGGTATGGGAAGTGCAACTGTCACTGTAACAGTAGGTACTAACTCTTAAACATATAGGGTTTAAAAAAGAAAGAGAGGCAATTTGCCTCTTTTTTTTTGAACAATATTCAACAGAATAGGTTATATAAATATGATAAGATTATCACCTACAACAGATTCTCAAACAGTAAGCATAATTCCACGAGCATATACAGTTGCCAGTGACTTATCTATGGTTATCGTAGAAGATGGTACAAGAAAAACTCAAACAATAAATGACATTACATCTTCATTATCATCTAATGGTAATTTCTTGCAGATGTCTATTGCATTTAGTATTTTAACTGCAGAAAACAGTTATTCTTATGAGCTAAAACAAGGAAGTACTTTATTATACAGAGGTAAGGCATATTGCACATCTCAAACTGATAATACAACAGACCATACACTAAACAGTAATAAATATAATGAGTATGTTGGAACTGATACGGATGACCAAAAATATATAATAATATGAACAAAGTAAAAATAATAAACCTATCAGGTTATGAAACACCTTCTATAAAAGAATCTACCAGATATGATTGGGTAGAGTATGGTGATAGCAATAACTATTTTGGTGAACTAATAGAAAAATATACAGGTAGTCCAACTAATTCAAGATGTGTTAATGGTATATCTGATTTAATTTATGGTAGAGGATTAAACGCAACGGATTCAGAAGATAATGCTGTTCAGTTTGGTCAAATGCAACAAGTATTAAAAGATGTAGATGTAAGAAGAATTGTAAGTGATTTAAAATTACTTGGACAGGCTGCAATACAAGTTGTATATAATAAAAGAAAAACTAAAATAATGCAGCTTAAACATTTTCCTACTGAAACATTAAGAGCGGAAAAAGCAAAAGATGGAAAAATACAAGCATATTATTATCACCCTAAATGGAATGAGTTAAAACCATCTGATAAACCTAAAAGAATACCAGCATATAAATTTGGTAGAAAAAGTGAAACTGTAGAATTATATTGTGTAAAACCATATAAAGCTGGTTTTTATTATTATTCTCCTGTAGATTATCAGGGATGTTTACAGTATTGTGCTTTAGAAGAGGAAGTATCAAACTATCACATAAACAACATACAAAATGGATTACAGCCATCAATGTTACTTAACTTTAACAATGGCATTCCATCAGATGAAGCTCAACAGATTATAGAGTCTAAAATATATGAGAAGTTTAGTGGTTCTTCTAATGCAGGTAAATTTATATTATGTTTTAACGAAGATAGTGAAGCTCAAGCAAACGTAGAACCAATTAATCTGCCAGACGCTCATGCTCAATATGAGTTTTTAGCTAAAGAATCAAGAGAAAAGATTATGATTGGTCACGGTGTTGTTTCTCCTATACTTCTTGGTATAAAAGATAATACTGGTTTTGGAAATAATGCAGAAGAGTTAAGAACTGCGTCTGTACTTATGGATAATATTGTAATTAGACCATTTCAAACTTTATTAATTAATGCTTTTAATGAATTATTAGCATTTAATGGTATAAATCTTAACCTTTACTTTGTTACTTTACAACCAATTGAGTTTACAGAGCTTGATAACATTGAGACAAAGATTAAAAGAGAAGAGGAGACGGGTGAGAAACTGTCAAGTGAGGAAAAGAAAGACTTTACTGATGAGGAAGGAGATGATTTGTTAAATCAATTAGAGGAATTAGCTGAAAAAGTAGATGCAGATGATTGGGAATTAGTACACACAGAAAAAGTAGAAGATACAGAGAAAGAATTTGACTTTACAAGTCTTTCTATGCCTACAGATAAGGATGCTAAACCTAATAAGGTATCATCACAAGACAATTCAACATATAAGGTTCGTTATTCTTATGGTCCTATAAGAAAATCACCTAATTCAAGAAGATTTTGTCAAAGAATGGAGCTAATAAGCGAAAAAAACTTAGTATTTAGAAAAGAAGATATAAATATGATGTCTTTTAAAGGTGTGAATAAAGAATTAGGTCATAAAGGACAGAACTATTCATTATTTAAGTATAAAGGCGGTGTAAATTGTCAGCATTATTGGGAAATGAAGGTGTATAAGAAGAAGGTTTCAGACAATAACCTTGTTAGTGAGTCAGAAGCAATAAAAGATGGCTTAAAAGAGCCTAAAAACCCTTCAGAGATAGGAATTGCACCAAAAGATATGGCAAACAGAGGACATCATCCAAACTATAAGAAATGAAAGCATTATTTATCACATTAGAAGAATTAAAAAGAAAATCCATCATTGATGGTAATGTAGATACTGACAAACTCATACAGTTTGTAGAAGTAGCTCAAGATACTTATATACAAAATTATTTAGGTACAAGATTCTATACTACACTACAAACACAGGTAATAAATAGTACATTATCGAGTGATAATGAAACACTAATCAACACATACATTAAGCCAATGCTTATTTGGTACACACAAGCAACATATTTACCTTATGCTGCTTATCAAATATCAAATGGAGGTATATATAAACATAATAGCGAAAATGCAACTTCTGTTTCAGAGAGTGAAATAACTAAATTAACTAAACACGCTACAGAAACAGCAGATTTTTATGCTAAAAGATTTATTGATTACATGGATGATAATTTAGACCTTTATCCTGATTATATAGGAAGTCAAGATGGAGGAATGTATCCAGAAAGAGATGTTAACTTTACTAATTGGGTTTTATGAAAGATAACAAGCAGACATACAAGCCAAAAAAAGAAAACGAATTTAAATTAAGTAGTTATTTAAAAAAGATAAAAAATGTCGTTTGGAAGCGTGTATGATGAAAGTTGGTGGGGTAATGATAGTGAATCTAATAATTGGGGAATAATATATCCAGTATAAGAAAATGGGATTTGGTTCAGTATATAGTGTAAGTTGGTTTGGAAGCGTTAATGAAGCGAATGGATGGGGTATAATTTATCCGTTTGATGCAGATGGTTCAACATTAACAGTAGATACGACATTATTTAGTGCAGATAGCACAACTTTAACAGCAGACGCAACAGTATATTAAAATAAAATAAAATGGCAAAACAAACAATAAATATAGGTACTTCGGCAAACGATGGAACAGGTGACCCGTTAAGAACCGCTATGGATAAAACCAATGATAACTTTACAGAGTTATATAATGGTGCTGGAGGTGTTGCTGATGGAGCAGTGACTACAGCTAAACTTGCAGATGACGCAGTAGATTCAGCAAAGATAACAGATGGTGCAATAGACACAGTACATATAGCAGATGACCAAATTACTTATGCTAAAATGGGAGCAGAGTTTACAACTTCAGCTACTATATCAGCAAGTGATGTTGATTGGTCAGCAGCTGCAGTACACACAAAGACATTAGGTGCAAATACTACTCTAACATTCTCTAATGTTTCAACAGGGATGGTTATTGATTTAGTAATTGACGGTAACTATACATTAACACTACCAGCAAGTGTAAAAGAAATAACAGGGACATACGATGGAACTGTAGCAAATTTAATTCAAATCGTAAGTACTAACGGAGCTACTGAACAGTGGGCAACAATTAGTCAAGAAGCAACAAGTTAATTATGAAAGCAGTAAACAACAACGGAATTATTACAACGTACCCAGATGTACCAAACAAATTTAAATCTTCAACAGGTTATCACCTAAACGCAAGAAGTATGACTGCGGATGAATTAAGAGATGCAGGATTATTTGATGTAATTATTGATGAGAATTATGATTCAAGAATACACACACTTGGAGAAATATATTTTGATTCAGCTTCATCAGTATTTAGAAAAGATGCAGAAGATATTACTTGGAGTGAAACTTTAGCAGAACTAAAAGAGAAAAGAATAAACAACTTTAAAGGTCAAATAGGAAGCAAACTTGCAGCAACAGATTGGTATATAATTAGAGAAGCAGATAATGGCATAGAAGTACCAACAGAAGTAGTTGAAGCAAGACAAGCATTAAGAGACCAATCAGACACAGTTGAATCGGAAATAAATGCACTTACTACTAAAAAGAAAGTAATGCAATATGATTTCCCTAATATAGATTAAATATGGCTGTAAATAAGAGATTATTACAGGGAGCTGCGGCAGCAGGAGAGTTAGTACCATCAGAACACTTTGGAGTAGTATTATACGAAGGTGATGGCTCTTCATCACATTCTATTAATGGAGGTAAGTTTGGTGCAGCATTTTATGGTAACGGTAGTAATAGTAGAATAGATGTATCTTCAATCGGTGGTTTTCCAAGTGGTAATGCAGCAAGGACTATATCTTTTTGGATGTATAGCGATTCGTATGCAGATGGAGGGATTGTAGCTTATGGTAGTGCAGCATCAAATCAAGGATTTGCTTTTTATATAGGTAGTAGTCAATTAATAATGACTTTTTATGCAGTTAATGCAAATATAAATTATGCTTTATCTACAGGGCAATGGTATCACGTTGTAGCAACTCACGATGGTACTACGTTTAAAGCATATATAAATGGTTCAGAAGAATATTCTGACACAAGAACATTAAACACAGGAACTGCAGGATTTAGAATAGGTGGTGTGCCTTGGAATAATTCATCAGAATTTTTTAATGGCAAAATAGACCAAGTAAGAGTATTTTCTAAAGCTCTATCTTCATCAGAAGTTTCAACACTATATGCAGAAACTGCAGCAACAGTAGAATCATTAGACCCATTATCAGAAGATACAACAGATACACTACAAGTACTTGGAGATAGTTC